GTCCTCAAGTATCTTATCAACTGCTGCTCTCTGATTCTGGGTAGCTTCTTGCTGTTCAGCGTAAGACAAGCGCGTATTCCGCTGATTACGTAACTCTTCCTTAGCTTTTTCAAACGTAGCGTGACGAGCAGCTTCGACCAATTTAACAATGTTAAGCGGCGTAGGACGCAGATCAGGATCTACTTCTTGATCTGTAGCAACTTTATAAGCCCATTTAGCTTGGTTAAACAGCCTGTACGTTGCTGCAACAGCCGCCGGCGTAGGACCTGTGTACTGTCCATCACTATTAAGCATTTCTTGGGCGCGTATAGTTCTTTCAGCCAAACCAATAAGCAAATCGAGGTCTTCCCGGAAATCTCTAAACTCAGGGTATTCGCTGTAAGTAACTAACTCTGAAACAGCCGGTTTAAAACCTGTAAACCTTAATTTGGATACAGTATCGACATCTCTGGCAGAAAGGCCCATGTAGTTACGTAAAGCCGAGATAAACCTAGTATCTTTGCTTGTAATCTTACGGCTTGCAGTAGCAGGAGATACCGGCTTCTCATACGGCTTGAACTCTGGCAGTAAAACAGGAGTACCATCTTTATTAAGCTCAGGCACTACTGTTTTTGTTACTTTGACGTTATCGAACTGTATAGTCTCAAGGCGTGACCGAATACGCTTAAGAACCACAACTTTCTGCGAAAGTCTTTCAGTAAAAGAACCTTCTTTAATCTTGGTAAGCTGGCCAAGATAAGATGCAAACGAACGATTAGCAGCAGGGTCGTTGATTGCATCCTTTAACTTATTCAAACTCTCAGTAAGACTATTGAACGCTGTAGCGCCTTCTTTCTTGAAGTCATTAACGATTCGAGTGTTACGTTCAGTTGCAGCAGCGTCTAAAAGTCTATTCTGTTCCTTGCGGGTCATACCCTTGAAGTCAAACTTCTCGCCAGTTTCCTTATTGGTAAACTCGCGTACAGCGTTCACAATATCCTGTACTTGTGATTCGAGCGTGCGTAGCTCAGCATCGTAAATAGCAATTTTCTGTTGAATGTTAGGGTGCTTTGCGTCGAACCTGCGTCTCAGATCAATAATATACTTTCTAGCAGCAAGGGTTTCAGGACTAGAGTTCTGAACGTCCATAACATAGACGCTACCCTTTATGTTGCTATCCTTTTTAATCTGCTCAATACGAGCATCAAGCTCGTTTTGTTTGCGGATAAGTGCAGCCTGCTTGTTAGTTACTGCCTCGATCTCAGCAGACAGTTGGACATAACGGGGCCCCCATTTCTGATTATTAACAGCTTGGTAGAACGCATCTTTAAGGCCAGTAGCTAACGTGGATAGTTTGTCGATGTAACGGGTAAAACCAAGAACTTTTTCTAACTCAGGATTAGAAATGTCTACTTCGCTCTGGCGTTTCTCTCTACGGTCAGTGTCTTCAAACTCCATGAAGCCGCCAGTTGCTACGTCCTTGTTTTCTTCATTAGGACGATAGATAGGCCGCATATTCTCGAATGTAACCTGTGTCGGATCTTCGCGCCCTTGGAGTTGTTCTACTGCATCGACATCGAACTCTTCCATAACCTTTTCAGGCATGTACATTTCATCAGCTTTAGCGTTGTTGTATTCAATTTCAGCAGCAGTAAAATCTGATTCCAGTTGAGGAATACGTGCTTCCGTCAGTTTAATCTGATGTGACAGGTCTTTGTTTTCGTACTGAAGCGCCTTCCTGCGATCATTCAGACGTTTGTAATTAGCACGAAGTTTGTCAATCTCCACATCCCAACGATAGGATGGGTCTGTGTTACCGCGCTCCTTAATCTCTTTGGCCTTTTCTTCCATAGCTTTCAAGTCACGTTTGATCTGGGCTATGTTTTCCAGATTGTGCTTGAGCTGTTTAGGGGCAAAGTCCATGAAAAGCTGCGCGTCTTTAAGCATCGCAGTCGCGCCTTTATACCTAGCTTCAGCGCGGGTATCGTCGTTAGCCAGTAACTCATACAAAGAGACGTAACGCTTAGACCCATCAGGGCGCTTCATAACGAAAGCAACAGTACCCATCTGTGGACGGAAAATACTGCTCTTTCCTTTATCTTTTGCATTAGTGTTAAACAGATCAGTGACGATAGACTCCATGCCTTTAACGCCATACAGATCACTAAGTCCCAAACGTAGAGCTTCAGCTACGCGAGCTGTAACACCATCAGAGACCATTTCATCAGCATAGCGTCTAACAGAACGCTTAATCAAATTCATAACGGACAGAGCTTGTTTCTTGCCGTTAATCTCCACAATAATCTCGCCAAAGCGAGGTTTGTAGTTAGGAACCTTGTTGCCTTCGCTATCCTTTATATATCCAGAAAATTTAGGATCACGTATGATAGCTGAGCTGTAACGTGCATCTTTCGTATCACCAGTACCGTACAGTTCTTTACTGGTAAGTGGACTATCGGCAAGGTCTATATCTTCAATGGTATTGAATTTGTCGAGGAACTCTCTGGCTGACATAGACTCAGCCGCTTGTTTTGTCTTAGGCTTCTGCTCAACAATCTTATCCACTTCCATCTGAAGCGCATCTTCGTAGGCTTCGCCGCTAGTAGCTGTTATGCCTTCGTTAGCCAACTTGTTATTAATAGCTTCCAGATAGGACACAATACGGGTTGTTCTGCCTTCTTTTTCTGCGCGAGCCTGTGCTTTAACTGCACCATCCTCAATCGACTCAGAGTAAGCAAGCTGCGGATACATCTGGGCAGTAAGATCGACTGATGGGTACATCTTGTCGTTGAAAGTACGCTCGCCCATCGCAGCTTCAGGATCGATAATCTGGAAGCCTTCGGAGAACTGATTAAGCTCACTGGTCGCCGCAGATAACTCGTCCTGACCCGCCAAGTCAAAACCTTCAATAAATTCAGGTGAATTTAGTGCTTCTTCAAACGAGTTGTAGCCCATGCTATTGGCCACACGCTCAACATATTCAACACCATATTCCTGCTTATACAGATCAGCTAAGGTCTTGGTTACTTTCTCACGACCATGCGTATCCGCTAACGTCTTGAGTGTGGTAGTTGTAGTAGCTCCCGCACCACCAAAAGCGCCACCACTGAATGCACCAATTAAACCCGCATTAAGCGCTTGGGATATTTCGTCTTTAGTAGGGGCAGAATAATCTTCTTTAACAAGCCGTTGAGTACCTATATTAATTGCTTCTTGGGCTAGCTCCGTACCGCCTTCGTACAAAGAAGATTTACCGGCGGCTACCGCCCCTTCTTTTATAATTCCTTTTACAGTGTCTTTAACACCTTGACGCAATGGGTTCGATACTGCCTTTGTAACCCCGGATAACCCAAACAGTTCCAGAGCACCGGCTAAAGAACCACCACCTTGGATATAGGCTTTAACTCTAGGGTCATCAATGTTGATGCCTTCCTGACGCAAAGACTGAGCAATATCGCCAGTTTCGAGTGCAGTACCGTACGCTCCTGCTGCTGTAGCAGCACCAATACCTGCACCTGAAAGCGTACCAACACCGGGTATAAATGTACCAATCGGTGCGCCGATAGCTGCGCCCTTTACGGACTCGCCTAAAATATTACCCATTGTGGTACTCATTTCCGCAGTACCTTCGAGTAAATAATCAAAACCTTGAGAAAAAGTTTCGGCATCCTCAATACGGTTAATGGCACGCGGATAGCGATATTGAGCTTCCGACATTTTGGCGTCTGCTTCTTTACGAAGCAAACTACGCTCTACAGGGTCTTCTACATTAAGCGATTTAGAAAAGTTAAAAAGAGCTTTTTCTTCAAGCTGTTTTCGCGCTTTAGCCTTTGCCATGTTACCGGACACGAAGTCCGGTGTTTGTGGCAAACCCAAAGATAGATCAAACATTTGAGGGGCAGATTGTTCTTGTTGCGGCTGAGGCTGCTGCGTAGGAATAGGCTGCTCAGGCAACGTAGTTTTAGGAGAAAAGACTTGTGGACGCGCTACCGATTCTTCCTCGTTCGGAAAAATCGGATTAAAGAACGTAGGCATTATTATTTTCCCTGCTGATCCCGAACAGAAGATTGCTTCATTTTACGCTGAAAATCGCCAATAGCATTAGCGTACTGAGCTAAAATTTTCTGCGTTGGTGTTAAGTTATCCAAGTAAGCGGATGAGTTTGTTGGGCCAGAAACACTATCGTTCCCTACATAACTAATCACATCGTTTTTACCAAATATCGGGTTATCAGCAATCCAATTACCCTTACCTTGTTGCCACCCAGAAAGGTCTGGGTTATTAATCTGACCTAAAGGAAAATTCTCAGACGGAGGAAAAACCTGCCCATCTTCATAAAGTTGAATCGTATCGGCTTCTGCGTTCATAGGGTCTTGTAACCCAGACTTAATCGCATAAGCTAACGCACGACCTTCGGGAGAATTAAGTAAAGCAGTACGTTGCTCTGCGTCTGCATTCTGGAAATCTCCATATAGGCGGTTGCCATAAGCATTCAACATATCTTGGATAGCTATATCCTTTTCTTCCGGAGTAGCAGCAGATGTAAGTCGTTGAGTAACCTCATTAACACTATCTCGATTTTTCTGGTCCTTTGTTTCTTGCCTATCTTGTGCAGCAATAGCATCTTGTTCGGCCTGCCTATTAGCTGTACGCTCATCCTTAGCTATATTGTACGCATCTTTCCAAGTAAACTTATTTTGATTAGCGTTGCTGATATTTGCTTCCTGAAGACCAAACTGCCCTTGTAGAGTGGCTAAATCCATAGCCTGTTGGCCTCTCATTTCCTGCTGCTCTACACCCTGTAAATCCTGAATCTGCTGACGTAAATCTTTACGCAGAGCAGCCGCTTTACGGTACTCTTGAAGCGTATGGCCACGACGGTCAAAGATCGAACGAGACTTATCAAGCTGTTTCTGAAGTGCATCAATACGCGATCTCACAGAACTAGCCGGAGCAGCTTGCTGTTGTGCTACGGCGGCAGCGGCTTCTTTAGCCTGCTGTTCCTTAAGCGCATTAGAAAACATATTGGTGTAGGAAACTGACCCACCTTTCGAGCGAGGGCCACCCTCGTAGGAAATAGAGCCAACGCCACCTTGCTGATCCATAATGGTAGCTTTTGTGTCACCCCACTCATCCTGAGTATATGTGATTGGCATCTCGTCAGGGTTAGTAGGTTGCTTGGTTCTCAGACTTCCAGAAATGAAAGGATTATCCTCGTTAATCATTTCATACGGATTCTGCTGCTGCCCGTTAGTGTTGTAGGTAGCGCCGCTAGTATATTGAGAACCGTCACCCCAGTCTGCACCTACGTTATTATTTCCACGTATCGAAGTTGGTGCGCCCGGAATAGATTGGTCATCGTAGGTACTTGGTGGAGTACTAGGAGTAGGAGTTCTCGACCCGTTTATCATATTGTAAATAGACTTACCTAGAGCTTGCCCCATTTTTTTAGGAATATCCTTAATATCAGGGGCGTTCCTATATGGATCAGTACTATAGTCCGCAGGAGTAGACCCGCCGATATATGTGTTCTTTTTATCTTCGTTACTTAGAGGATCAAGAGGCATAATTCACTCCTAAACGGCAGAGTTGATGGTCTGCTCTGCCAGAGAAACCATAGAGTTCTGAGAAGAGACAGCAGCCGCAGCAAGCTGACCCATAACGTTAGCGGAACTGGAAGCTGCGCTAACCATTGCGTTAATACGATTCTGGTACTCAGACGAGTTAATCTGATGCCATTTCTGACCAAGCTCATGCTCGGCAATCGCTTCTTTGAGGTAGATTTCGCGGTCATCATAAAGCTGCGTGTAGAACTTGAGCATCGCTTCACGCAGTTTAGTAACCGCGTCAATCAGCGAAGTCATGTCATCGCCAGTAGCATTGCGTGCATCTACACATACTTTCAAGTAGTCGATGAACAGAGCTTGTACAGCTTTCTGCGACTCCATGAACAAGTCCAGATATTTGAAAGTAGCTTCATATGCCAATTTTTGCTGCTCAATCCACACATCACGAACAGCTTGGGATTTAGCCTGCATAGCCTTATCGCGGATTTGCTCAAGGCCTTGGTTAATTGCACCGGAAGGCATTGGAAACCCACGGGCTGCAATTGCAGCAATTAGGTCATTTTCAGCCCGAATTGCCTCATTATCGAGAGCTTGGACTGATCTTTCGCGGATAGCCTGTTCGACATGAGCAGGCAGTCCGAACTGAATGTCGCCACCATATACGGTGTCAGCCAGAAGCCAAGCAGCCGTATTCTTGTAGTGATCTGCGAAATTCACGCCATCAGAAAAGGCAAAGGCCTGATTGAAGGCATTGGATAACGTACCGACCACATCTACCGCATCTTTTGCGGAGAAGTCCAGATTCTTCCAGATTGACCTACCAGATTCAGTAGCTAGACCGCGATAGAGCATATCGTAGTCCGCAGGGAGACCCTTCAGGATGTCATCAACGTCTTTTTCCAAATCCTGAAGTTTAGTGATCTCAATCAGGTCACGATCAGGGATTTCGAGGTCTACCGGATCAACGATTGTGTCAGACGCGGTACGGAGATCATCAGCCTTATATGTGGCTTGGCGAGCGTAACTTTCTGCGTTCTTTACAGAATCTTCAGCTAAATTCCACGCGTTACAGATCGACGCTTCAACAGCCGAATCAGCTAAACCTACATAACAACCCATCACACTCTCCTAGACAGGACAATCGGGACAAATTCCAGACTGTCGAGGTCAAAGTCAGAACCTTCATTATTGTGAAGTTCAAACTGCCACAAATGAGATTTTAGACCCTTTCCGACCTTAATTCTCTCAATTCTAGCCGCTTCTGAGGTCTCTGTCAGCTCATACCAATACTCTTTCCGCTCCCCGGTGGCATCATCCCGAACGATGGTTTTGAGTACCATCGGGCCATCATTTCGAAGGCCAAGGTAGGCACGTTCCACGCGCTTCCACTCCTGAGAGCCGAAATTCATCAAATGGGTAGAAAGGAGGGCATCGATCTGTGATCCTGCGTCATCCGAACCATCCAGTTCGTAAATCCCATCTGCCTTAGCTCCGTAGTATTTATTGCCACCAAGATAGGCCATTGAGTTGAAGTCGAAGTTACCGTATTCGGTTACAGCCTGATTCTGGGTGTTCATGACTACCCCGATATAGGCTTCGCCATCTACATTGAACGCAGTAACGAAATTGACTCCGTCAGAGGCAACCGCAGACATTGCAGATGTCACATCATAAGTATCGGCTGTTGCCAGATTATCTTCCACGATCGGTAAGAAGATAATCGTTGGATCATCCGGTGTAGTATCTGTAACGCCCGTCTGGTCAGCAGCATCCGCCAGAAGCATGAGCAACGCTGTAAGGAAATTGTCGTTTAGACCTAACTGGTCAGTAACGGAGATATTAAAGCTCCACGCAGCCGCCGAAGTTAAGCCAAACGTATCTGCTACCATCATACGCCCAGTTTGGAGTTTCTGGATGAAATCAACAGCAGTTCCGGAATTATAAAGATTAGATATATCCGTAGAATCTAAAATCCTTGAATAAATTGCCAGTTCGTCAAAAATAACAGAACTTACAGCGGCATCGCCAGAAGTTCCGCCAGAATCCCCTACATACCAATTAATATTATAAATCTGCAAATACGCCGCGGGGCATGACCCACGTAATGTTCCATTAATATACAGTTTGAACCCGGTAGAATTATCAGAAATATCGTTGGTAATAACCACATGGTAGACATTATCTGTCAGTGGTGTAACTGTAGAAGCAATGGAATCTGAATTTGAAGTACGTATTCTGAAATCAGTACCAGAATTGCTGATATAAAAATAAAATCCATACGAATAATTCATATTAAGGATGTAGCGGTCGTTACCTGCTGTTGCAGGATCGAGCACTTTAACCCAAAAAGAGATCGACCAATCTGAATAAAAATCAGTATTGTTATAATCAGCTTGGTTAGTAAGCCAGTTGTGATCTGTTGTAGTGCCGTTAGCTATTACATTAAATCCAGTACCTACTATTGACGTATCTAAAAAACAATTCTGCGGATTGTCGTTTAACGTGTATAACGTTTTACCGCCGATATAATCAGTGATCTGCGTATAGTCGTTATCCTCTTCGAACATTGGATAGTAATGAACAACGCCATCTGCGATAGCGTCTTCTTCGTAGGCATAACCAGTTATGGGAAAAGTCATTTTAAATAACCCCTATATTTGAGAAACCGCCTTCAGGGGCGTATGGGATGTTAGCATTAGCTTCAAACTTGTTTTTGTATCTAATTTTTGTGTCATAAGAAAGCATATCTATATCATTGCCTTGATAAAAATCCCCTATTTTCATATTCTCACCAATACTATATGAATACACGATCTCTTGTCTTTCTTTGTGGATAACAAATACTTTATTAATAGACCTTTGAGAATATGGCATATTCAAATCTGTACATAAGCACAGATATATAAGCCCGTCATTGTAATCTATCCACGAAGAATAGGACTGCCCCATACCGGGCTCTTTCACAAAATGCGGTATGCAGGCTTCTCCGAATTTAAATGGTTGTCCACGTAAAAGCCCTATTTGAATAAACACTTCCGGACAACAGATTTCATCTTCAATCCAGTCGTTCAAACTAGCGTTTGCCATTTGATCCCCAACGCCACGAAAGTAATAATCAATCGCAGGTTCATTTTCAGAAACCTGAAAAGTAAAACCTTCTATCGTAGCATATGTAGTGTGGTAATGATGGTGGGGGAACGCATAACTTAATTCACGAAGTTTAGAGTCTTGTGGATATACCGTACTATTACCTGTGTAGCCCATAACATAGGAATAAGGGTGGGATTCTAAATGGTATAAAGCAAACCGTTTACGTAAATCTACTTCATATAAATCAGCAAACACTGCGGGAGAACGACGTTCTCTACCCCAACATGGTTGATCGTCTCCGATAGCAGAAGGATACACCTCGGTAGAGCCTGAAGAATATTTGTCTGTCCTAATATCACCGCCAGATCTAAATATTTCTTGGAAAACTTCCCCATCAAGCGCTTCATTAAACTCTATGATTTTAGGGTAGATTGCAAAATAATGTTTTTCTTCTGCGCGCGCTCTACTATCAAAATACATACTAATATCTGGCGGGTAGTAGAGCAGCTTTGTACCTTTTACAAAAAAAGCTGCTTCAAACGCATCAGAGTAAAACCAGTCGTATGAACCGGCAGTAGGAGTGTATGTTTCTACAGTTGCTACATAAGACTGTAACGTAACTAATTGGTCGTTATAAAAGTCAACGCTAAGTACAGTTGCAGCCCCGTTATTATAGCGATGTAGTATATCATCCTCGCCTACAGGTTCTTCAAGATCAACAGTCAACGTATTAGAAGAAGCCCCGGGCGACCTAGTAATAGTTATCTCGGGATTGTTTTTCTCATCAAATATAATATTTAACTCTAGGATCTCTCGGCTAAAAGTAGCACTAGATTGTTCTTCGCCGCTTTTAGGGATATAACAAAAATCACGTATAGCCGCTGCGCGTTTGCCTGTTGAATCAAATGACCAAACACTACAATTACGTTCAGGAGACATATAGATAACTTCATCTGATACATATCCATTGTTCGGATAAATCCTACCATCAGACTTATACATATAACTAAAGTCGAATGCTTTTAATACGTATTCGCTAGATCCCAATCTAGCTAAATAATAAGCCTCTTTTTGCGTGCCGTAATCTGGATCGTGATCCGCTACAACAGCAGAAACATAAGCAGCACCATCAATAATAACTATTGATGCGCCGGTTACGATATAATTACCCGGCACAGTATGGACGAGCCTTCCGTCCTTATATATGCGGTTTGTAAAAGCTAGTACCGTATCAAGGTCGTCATCATACAAATTAGCCGTATTGTTCCAACGGTATTTCCCGTTCGTTATTTTACGAACGCCGCCGTACCTATTTTTAACCGTAGGATAGCTCTCGCACATTGTACCGAGAGTCATATATTGACCTAATTTACCGTAGTTCCAAAATCCATTTGCTTTACATTGTTGCCCTATTTTTACTTGTAATTGGTCGTGCAATTCAGTTGCGTGTCTAGATGGTAATCCGTCCCAAGAAATAACGGTCTTTCCTGTCTTATTAACCCAGTTAGTAACTCCGTATAAAACCTCAGTTCTATCGTTATTCGGCCAGTTCCAGTACATAGTAGTAGCAGGAGGGACTGTAATAGTAGCTGTTTTGTTTGATGGGCTTTCAGGAGTTCCGTATGTAAAGACAACTTTATTTTGTTTATCCAAAATAACATTTGTATTTGGATCGTAAGGTGCGCCCCACCCATACGGATGGTTATCGTCATAAGGCCATCCGGCGAACCTACGAACAACTGGCTCTGCTTGAATGTATATAGAGCGTATACCTTGAGTAATAACGCGAATCGTTACGTTATTATCAGGATCAACGAAGACTGTACGAGTATAAAGTCCTAACTTGAGCGTTTGCTCAAATACTGTCCGGGCATAAGGCAACCACCTTGCGGCGATTGTCTTATCTCCCAGAAGTACTTTCTTAATGGGTTTCCCATCAGACATCAGATGCGGTCAGTGTGTATGTCACGACCAACTCGTCGCCACTGATAACTGAGCGAGCATTAGTAAACAACGCAACAGAAATCAACTTACCAGAAGTAGACTGCTTGGCCGAGTTAGAAGCCAAAAACACGCCGTACATAGTCTTAGTAGCGTTGATTGTAAAAGTAGCTCTGGAAGCAGAGTTAGTTACGGCATTACCAGTTGCGGCAACTGTATCCCACAACACGCGAGTACCTTCTGTGTAAGCTGTGGACTCAGTAGCTCTGGAAGAAATATTAGCCGCTGTATCGTCTGCTTGCGGAGTGTAGTTTGCTTCGTAAAGAGCAAGATACCATGCAGTAATCTGCGTAGCACCATTTAAAGTAACATCAAGCAAGTGAGAAAGTCCTTCGTCACACACCAGATTAGGGAAAGTTTGTGAGTCTATAATCTCACCATTGCGAACGTGGTCTACGGTGTAATAACCCTTCGCTAAAGTTGTATCTGCGCTCATTGATTTAGTCCTATGTTAAAATTACGCCGTTTCTGATAACTTCAGCGACAGCCACATCAGAAGTATATATCCTGTTTTGTTCCCCGTCACGAGTACGTGAAACCCCAATATATTGGTTTTTACCGTCTTGTTGGCGGAACATAGCATTAGCCAAATCACCAACTCTAGGTACATATTTCGTTTCAGTGAGATTTCTGAAACTGCCGCCCTGCAATCCGGCACAGAGTCCCGCCTCAGACATCCACATTGCAACCAAACCGTTCTGACCATCAGCCCCAAAAACCCGCTGATCGAGCTTAACCGCAGTACCCTCAATCGCCGGATAATGCGCCTTCATCTGCATCTGGGACTGGTTTATATCTGTACCTGTCAGAAGGTAAATATTGCTCTCATCTGAAATATACAATGAATCCTCAACGCTGATTACCATCAAGATCCTACTTGGCATCATAATGAAGTCAGTGAAGAGATTCGTCAGTCCGTATTGGAAGGGCTGAGAGAAATATAATACGTTATCTTTGGCTACGAAAAGACGACCACCGTGTTGGCACAGATGCGTACCCGCTGGCATCATATCCATAAATTGCGTACGCAGAGCATGGCCAGTACTAGGCAGTGTATTAATCTCGTAATACGTAGCACCTGTAGCAACCGCCGAAGACAGGTAAAAAACTGCTCCGTTAGCTGTAGTACAGTATATGTTGTAATGTGTAACTGACTCGCCATGCGAAACAGGCAAGCCCTGCACATTAATTCCGCCTACGTCTGCTAGGTCGATGTAAGTGCTAAAAGTTGCACCCGATTCCCGCCCTAGAGAGTCAACGGCTGTAAATACGACCCCATACCGACCTGCCGGAAGTACACCCGTAGTGGATGTCAGGACGGGTCTAGTTGTAGGAATCGGAGTGCTCATAGGGGCGTGGGAACCGTCAGTTTTAACCACCCCTGTCACTTTGCCATCGGAGTAATAAACGTCGCCGTTTATATCCTCGTAATAAACCTTACCGAACCTAGAAACACCAGTTCTGATCGAATCGGCAGAGTAATCTGAATTTAACTGTTTAAGTGTGCCGTCTTCTACGAAAAGCGTAATGCTTTCGTTAGACCACAAACTATGTATATTTGTACCATTGTAACGCTTAGTGTACCCCTGACGACGGGTAATCTTACCTTTAGCGTCGATGTCGATATTAATGCCGCGAGTAAGTTCGCCATTCTGTAAAGTAGAATGGGCGTCAACATTATTGATACCAGAAAATGCCCGGATATTGTTAGCCGAGTCGTTACGAATATTAGTAGCCACCGTATCTCACCACACCCGGTTTACGAGTCAGTTTGGTATTCTCGATTCGGAAACGCTCGATCTCCGTCATAAACTGCTGAAGCAGACCTTGCGACATACGCGGGTCATACATATCAGAGTCATGTTTGTTATAAGCACGCGCTCTTGCAAACACAAGTAAAGAGCGCTGATGTCTACGATCAGTCAGTTCCGTAGTCTGGGAAGTGGCTGTTAATGGTTTAAGAGGGAGGCGACTATAACTAAGCTCAAGAGAGTCATCGGCATCAGGTATAGGAGCCAGACGCCCCTCCCCTTGTGTATCATCCAACACAAGGAATGCCGGGATACCCGTTTCACTTTCCCAATTCGAAATGACTCTGCCATAGTCATCGGATGACATGAGCGTGTCCATTTCGTTAAAGTTTCGCAAACCAAGCGGTGTATCCCGATTAGTTGCCAATGTAGCCCTTCGAACACGTATCAATCCTTCTGGTAACGTGACATAAGGATTTGCGGCAGTTACCGTAATAGCAACGCCGCGCTCCTTGAATATTTCAGTGTGCATGGCGAACTCAGTCTGAGCCTCATCCAAGAAGTCGATTATTTCATCGTCTGTCCAGAGATATGGCTGAACCACATCATCCATTTCCGTACGGAACTTGGAGACCAACTCATCTAACGTGAATCCGGCCATTTACTAATCCTCTTGAGCTTGACGCTCCTTGTAATCGTTCCACAGGTCACGAATTTCTATGGAATCGACGTGAAAACCAACATTGGTTTTAACGACAGTAGACTTTGGAACACCGTGAGCATTGAAGTCATTACGGTTGTTTTCAGCTACCATTTTATCAAATTCTTGGAACAGGATGTCTTTCCTGCGAATACCGACCGGAACTGTAACCGGCTTTACTTCCTCTACTTCAGGCATTTCTTGCCCTTCAGCGGGAATAGCTCCCTTGGCCATTACATCTTCCATCATCTCTGGTGGAACATGGGTAGGGATGTTTTTCTGAAACCTAATTGCGTGTCCAGACAGACCAGACACAGTAATGTCACGGTTCATGACCATTTTCATATTTTGTTCTCCGGAAACAAAAGGGAAAAGGGGGCCGAAGCCCCCTCAGTCTTACGGCTGTGACTCGGTGCCACGACCATCGATAACATACTGTACTTCGACGAACATAGAACCTGCGGAAAGACCGCCGCCTGCGCTTGTCAGAGTAACGTAAATGCCATCAAGGGTGTCTGCTTCACCATCTGTACCAGTGAACGCTGTCAGGCCAGTAGACTGAGCAGAGGTAGTGGTCAGATATTTGTTAGCAGTAGTGCTATCACCGATTACAACATCGTCAGAGGTAACTGAATCAAAAGCAGTAGTTACGCCCAGACTACCTGCGAGGACGCGAGCGCCACCCGGAAGTTTCATAGCCAGTGTAGCAACACCGGAAGTCAGATCATCAAAATTGATAACCTGTTTGCCGACGAGGATCGTTTGACGATCAGAGTTAAGTACGAGTGCCATTGTTAAGTTCCCCCTTAAATAGCAGTATCAATACAGAGAACACCGAAGTCTTCTTCTGTACCATTGTACTGTGATTGGAACTTAGGTTTCAGCATACCCATGATTTTGCCGACAGAGATACCCTGTTGGTTATCATAGTCAAAGCCCTTCTCAACCCATTCAGGCATACCGATGTCTGCGTAGCCCATTGCCTGAGCACCGCACAGCAGTACGCGCTGACCGTCAACAGTACCAGAAGAACCCCATTTAGAACCAGAGGCCAAACCAGAAGTGTTGTAGACATGACGGTATTCGCGGATGGCCAGACCATCAACGTAGATAACATCAGTGCCTTTGAACAGCGGGTTAGAGTCAGAACGAGCCATTGCATTACGGTATGCAGCCAAGAAGTCCTGATCCAGTTTCAGTTTAGCCAAACCGCGTGGAGTCATGAAAACATTGTAAACTTCCATGCCCTCAGAACCACGGATAGGCTTGATGAAGTTGTCTTTAGCGTATGCCTTTGCTTCAACAAGCATATTCCAAGAGACATAGTCACCAGTACCGATAGCACCATTCACCATATCGGTGTGGCTAACAGCAACCAGAGATTTAGTACCTTCATCCCACTGTTTGTGACGATTAGCGGTAGGGGCTGAAACATCAGACGCATACGCCAGATATTGCAGATCAGAACCAGTACGCAGAGCGCCATTAGTGTGATACTGATAACCAACGCCTGACAGAGTCAGGAAAGCCAGTTGGTCAGAACGGTCAGCCATCCAGTAAGCCAGTACGTCGCGTGAGTTTTCACGGAAACGAATTACTGATTTCTGTTCGGCCATACGACCTTCGTGACGATTCGCATGACGCAGTTGGTCAATCTGAATCACCTGATCGTATGCTTTTCCGGCTTCTTCGTTGCCTTCCAGTGTACGATCTCCTGCAACACCATCACCCTCAAGGTCAGCAACCAGAGTGATAACTGCACGAGCACCACGCTCATCTTTGGTCAACTCAGTAATACGCTGAATCATAGAATCAGCACCAGAGCCCATGTAACGATTCATGAACTGGTTATTACGAGCGGCCTTCCATACATCACGCGCCCAAACCGTTTTTTCTTCGGTGGTCAGCGCGGCATAGTTAGTAGTAGCCATTACGCTCTCCATAAAAAATTAAAGTTAAGTTTCATTCTGTTTATCGCACAGATAACGTTTTTTCAGCACTTAAGGCGTACAGAACCTAACTCATTTCGGAGAGTTAACCGAAGAATATGAGAAGTGTAGACTAAACAAAATCACCACGCAACTCAGCCTTCTTTGACTCTGGGAGTGCATCGAACTCCTCTTCAGTCAGATCCAGAACATTAATTCCAGTTGACTGTACTCCCGCAGTATCAGAATCTTCACCAATGTTACTCACATCAGGTGGTTGCTGTTTCGCTGCCGCTATGTTTTTCTTCACATCTGTCTTACGTGATTCAACCGCTTTGGGAGCAGCAGGTGTACGCGGCTCATTGTCCGAGCCATAGCCAAAACTAGGGAGCACAAGGTTTACCGCTTCGACCAACGCATCAGAAGGAGCGCGCCCTGCCTTGATGTAAGCCTGCTGAACTTCTAAGACTTTGTCATTAACCTCTTGGTTGTACTCTTCACTACCTTCAGCAAAAACCGGGAACTGTTCTTCAAGCTGATCCAGAATAGACTCCATACGCGCAGCTTCCTGCGCCTGAGAAGTTGCCTGTCTGGTTGCTTGTTGGGTAGTTTCCTGAAAACGAGAAGTCATCTGCTCGTTAAAATAACTTTCCTGAGCCATACGAGACTCGCGCATCAGTTTGGACGCTTCTTTGGAATTACCTTCAGCAATCGCTTCAGCAATACGCTCGTCATAAGAATCCATCAACTCAGCGTGAGTTTCTGCGGCAGACTTTTGTGGAGCCTGCTGTTGGGTAGCTTGTGGAGCCTTAGACTGTTCTTCAAGAGCAGCTAAGCGTGCTTCCAACTCCTGAGCGCGTTGCTCAGCCGCTTTAGCACGGGCAGTTACCGCGTCCAGTCTAAATTTGGGAACTCTGATGCCTTTTGGTTTTTCTTCAACAGTCTCTTCCTCTGCCACAGCTTGTACAGGTTCTTCAGTCTGTTCATCTTCTACTTCTCCCTTAGCTACTTTGACATCTTCCTCTGGAACAGGAGCCTGTTCGGTCTCCACTTTCTTCTGATCTTCAGGAACAAAAACGTCCCCGCGACTTTCAGGGGTAGATTCATAGTCATCTTCTAGGATTTCGGCTGTATCGCCCATTACGCACCTCCGGTAGTGCTTGGTTGTTGATTCTGTTGAGCAGCCTGTTGCTGCTGCTGCATGGCCATCTGCATAGCCATCTGTTCGCGCTGCATCTGAAGTTTTGCGTCAGATTCCTGCTGTTTGCGGTTGAAATCGCGCTCTTTCAGATCACGGTCGTACTGCATCTTTTCACGATCCATCTTTTCACGATTCTGCATCTCACGACGTTTCATACCCATCTGCATTAACTGCATAGGATCAGGCAACTGGTTCTGTTGCGGAGCCTGTGCCTGAATACCTGTTTCAGCCTCGATCTTGTCAGTCTCAGCCACCAGTTTTTCAGTAGCCGCTTCCACATTGGTAGCACGTTTGAGAGCAAGCATCGCGTTGGCGCGGTTGACCATCGCTTTCGTTTTCTTCTCTTCCATCTCGATCTGCTGCATTTGCATATCCAACTGCATTTGCTGCTGTTCGAGCTGTTGCTGTTCAGGCGTCTTCTGCTGCTGCTGAACGATCTCGTCCTTATTCGACAGTGATGAGTTCTGAATAAGCACGCTATCAGGGATCTGAACCCCGATTTTACGCAGTTCCAGAGCTTCCATGAACTGAGACTCTTGGAAATTAGTCTTGGCAGGTGCAGTTGTCACAGTAATGCTGTAGTCACCAATAGTCAGGTCATTAGCGAAAGTACCTTCAGGTGTAGCCTGATTAACTTTGATTTCCTGAGTCTGTGCGTCCAGACGATTACCAGTAATCAGTAAAAGGCGTTCTTCATGATAGAAAGTCTGTACTAAGTCCAGAACGCGCTTTGCGACCAAGTGTCGTGTTCTAGCGAGGTTATCCATTGGCTTTGCAAGATTGATGCTTCCCGCTGCTTGTTTTGCCTGTATTGCTTTAGCCGCCACATCTGCGCGGTCAAAACCTCGGGCTGAGTCGGATACACCAGAGATTTGCTTAATGAACTCATCTGCTTTAAATCCGACTCGATCAAGCCCAGTTGGAACCTGATTAGGCGTAATTTTTTCCAAGTTTGCAGGGTCGTCAAGCTCAACAACAAGTCCTGTTTCAGCACCACGCTCCTCCAACTCCTCGATGGTCATGT